CCTGTAGCACCTGTAGCACCTGTAGCACCTGTAGCACCACCTCCACTAATAGGAGGATTTAGGGTTGTGTAGTTCAACGTATCGCACGTTATACTGTTCCCGCTTACGTCGAGATTACCTTGAATTACCGTTTCTCCTGAATCGGGAGCAATCACTATGTTCCCGCCGAGACTGTGTGTAGAAAGTGTAAGCGTTGACGTAGCATTATTATACATCAGGTGTCCTTTATTAGCAGACGCAATACTGAACGTAATAGAAGCCTGAGCTGTATCGGCTTCTATACTTGTTTGACCTGTTTCGGGATTGCCTACAATAATATAACGGTTTATAGCATCGGACAGCTCGAGATTCGCATTTACCAACATAGCGGGAGCAAGTGAAGCATCGTTTAACCCTAGCGATTCAGTCTGAAGTGCCGACGATCGAACCGTAGACCCAAAAGCGTTGATGTCTATATTTCCCGCCGAATTACCAGATGTTAGAACGTCGGTAAGCGTAGGAGAAACAACACCGGCGGGAAGGTATTTAGCGTCAATCAGCGTTGTGCCTGGCGTCATAATCTCACGGTTCGCCATCTTTGTATATTAAGAACGTAGAAAATAGTTATATCGCCAACAGCTCAAGATCTCCCCGACCGTTTATTTTCCCTTAAACATTTGGAGCGTATCAAAAAAATATCTCGCTTAAATATATATGGACTATAACACACCGTTCAAGAAGGGAATAGAAGACAAAATGCGTGAGAAGAAACTTAGCGAAAGTTCTATTAAGTTATACCTTCGCAACCTGGAAAAACTGAACGACGATCTCCCTCTCAAGAATACAACGTTCTTGAAAGATCCTGATGCGATCTTAGCCAAACTAGCCAACTATAAGGAGAACACGAAGCGAGGATATTTGATCTCTATTTGTGCTACGTTGAATCTGGATAAGTCAACGAAGCCAAAGCAGAAACTATACGATCAATATTTTAAGTTGATGGTCGATAAGAACAAGGAACTCAAAGAGCAGGAAGGAAAGCACGAACTAAGCGAGACGCAGAAGGAGAACTGGATCGATTGGAAGGAAGTCGAAACGAAGTTTAACGAACTTAAAGAGAAGGTTGAGAAGTTTGGATCGGCAAAGGAACTAAACGAGCATAACTACAACGCCCTGCTGTCCTACGTGATCCTGTCGTTATACTATTACAAACAGCCCCGACGCAATCTCGATTACCAGAAGATGAACGTAATTAAGACCGACGAACCAGCACTCCCTACGGATACTAACTTCCTAGCCTACGACACAAAGGAGTTCATATTCAACACCTACAAGACGAGCAAGAAGAGCGGACAGCAGAAGGAAGCGATTCCCGAACCGCTTATGACGGTCATTAATCTCTATTTCAAGTTTCACCCGCTTATTAAGGGGAAGAAGCCTACGAAGGCATCGTCTGTGCCGTTCTTAGTATACTACAGCGGAAAGCCCCTCGATAAGGTTAATAGCATTACACGTATCCTCAATAAGGTCTTCGGCAAGTCCGTTGGATCTTCGATGCTACGGCACATCTGGCTCACGCATAAGTATGGCGACACGATACAAGAGCAACAGAAGGACGCAGAGGCTATGGGACACTCGGTCGCCCAGCAACAGGATTATGTGAAGGTCGCCCCAGCTCCTCCCGGTGTTTGATTTTTTACCGAAACGAATCCGCCAAAATTATTTTCTTCAGAATAGATATAAAGAAATGTCCCGATCCTTCAGGCAAGACTACGCATTCGGAAAGTCCAAAGAGGTCGAAGTTCTATCATCTGTTCGTAGGCATTTCGTTGATGACGTTGACTCGTCGGTCGACAACTTCTCTATATACGACTTCAAAGGGAAAACGTTTCATTATGAGTTGAAGAGCCGAACGAACGCCCTGAACGATTACCCTACAACTCTATTGCCTTGTGATAAGGTATTCACCGATCGGCAGATCTTTCTATTTAACTTTACCGATGGCTTACACTTTATCGAGTATAACAAAGAGCTGTTCGATACATTCGAGAAAAAGCCATTCGTCCGCCGTAGACGCACAGACTACGTAGACAAGCCTAAGATGTATTACTATATCCCTATTACAGCACTATCTCCAATTACAAATGAATCTGTATTCGCTATTACAGCTAGTCCGACACCTACGCCACGATAATTTTCTAAGTCCCTTATATAATGAGCCAATACAGTCTTGACGCATTTAGCATAGAACAAGCCGGTATTGCCCCTGGACCACTCGATGCTTATAGAGGGCGTGGTATTCACACACGCCCTGATGTCGTCATTAACAAGGAAGAGAAAAAGAAAGCGGTCGCTGAACTTGTATCGCAAGGTATGAACGCACAACGTGCGTTAGGGACGAAACTAATCCCTAAGACAATCGTCATAGATATAGCGGGAAACGAAGTCCCGATCGAGCCGATGAAGAAATAAGTTCTTTAAGCCCCGAAGTATCTAAAGAAAGCCCCGAATCTCTGGATTTTCTTTAGATTTTTACGATTAAATAGATATATCATAGATTTTTAGATTAATTTAGATACTTACATAGCATAAAATAGTAATAATTTTAAAATTATTACTATATATCTATAGGTAAACATTAGATTTTAATCTAAAATCGATATATACATAGTTTTTTGATACTTCCAAATAAAAATCTAACCTACGGGTATATGAATATGAGCGAATACAACGAAATGATTACTTACATTAATGGGTTATTAAAAGATAAATACCGGTATATATCTATATTATGTAAACGTATGAGTTCCAAGCCGTCGCAAGACAACTTGGAACTACGAAAATTATATAGTTCAGAATGTGCCGAGTATATTAAGTTAAACGAACTTCTTATTCGCTATATGCGGGAAATGATAGAACGCTCCGACGATCAGATTAGACAACTTAACACGATCTTGAGTAATGACTAAAGTTTTTATCTACGTATATTATATACAAAGATGTCGATCCAGATGAGTTCGAAATATGACGCTTCACAGCCGTTCCACGTCTACTACGATCTTGATATAGTAAATAACGATACTACGGGAACGAACCCCCCTCCTATCTTACGCTTTAACGAGATCCGTAATAGTCCCTACTTGATGTCCCCCGAAAACTACTTTATGACGGTGGCGAGGTTCACGCTGATGACTCCATCATTACCTAGTTTTATCCCGCAAGTTGAACTCGGTCAGGCTGACGTAAACAGGACAATTTACACGTTCACGATGACGCAGAACGTAGCAGGGTTCGGTGTGCTTGAGTTTCAACAGCACGTGAAGTATGTGCCGACCGATCTATCACAACCTACGCCTACTCCTCCCCTTACATTCCAGGACATCACCTCCGACTATTACTTTATGTATGGATACCAGCAATGGAACACGCAACTAAATATTGCCCTCCAAGAATGCTATGATGGTCTGAAAGCACTAGTCGAGGGCAAGGGAGATACGATGGCTTCCCCTTACGCCCCGTTTTTTGAGTTTGACCCCGAAACCTATCGGTTCATTCTAAATGCCGATCAAGTAGGCTACGATGCTACAGTTACTGATCCTATACATATCTACTGTAATTCTCCTCTGTATACGCTCTTGAGTAGTTTCCAGTTTGTCCGCTACGGATATCAGAATATCACGAACGGCAAGAACTATAGGTTCGTCATCAATTCTAACCACGACACTAACACGTTTGTGCTGAAGGACTATACAGCGATCCAGATGTTCCAGGAATCGTCAACGGTTGGTCTAATGAACCCGATTCAATCTCTGGTCTTCACCACAGCGATGCTTCCCGTCGTTCCCGAACTTGTATCACTTCCTAAGGTTTTCAACTCCGATTCTAAACTTTTTAATACTGGAAATAACGCCAATATTGCTCCTATCCTTACGGACTTCCAAGTCCCGTTTGCCCCTGATAATACCTACAAGCCTACGATCGAATATTCACCCCCTGGAGAATATCGCCTTGCCGATCTTTACGGAACGTCGCCGTTGTCGGCTATTGAACTTACCGTTTTCTGGAAGGATCAATTCGCCAACCTACACCCGTTTACGTTGGGGGCTGGGTGTAGCGGGAACATAAAGATTTTGTTTCGTCGTAAGGACTTCAACACCGCATCGCTCTACAAATCAATCTAGGCTCAAATATTTTTCTAACTATATAATATACAAAGATGTCCTCCGACTTCGCCAAGGTAAAAGTTATTGACGATCGTCTCAACGTCACGGACGCTGTTAAGTATGCGGTAGTGAAGGGCGGACAGAATATGACGTCCGCCAACTTCTCCGCCGTTTCCCAGTCTACTAGTTCTCACACCTACAACATCCAAGTTCCCTCCGAACAGACGATCGTAGATCGTCGAGTCCTGTGGCAGAGTCAGGTTGTTCTCGCAATTACAGGCACAGCTCCTGCGGGTCAGTATCTTGTGGACTACGGAATGGCGGACGCTCTTGCCCCTTTCCCTCTTCACCAACTTTGCTCTGTTATGACTGCGACCATCAACAACAACAGCGTGTCGATCAATATGCGTGATGTTCTGGCTTCTATGCTCCGGTTTAATGACCGCCGTGAACTCCAGCGTTATAACGGCTACACGCCCGTGGCTTACGACACGGTCCAGAACTACGCCGATTCTCTGGGTGCTTTAAACAACCCTAACGGCTCTTGGGTGAATACGTCCGACAACGATCTTTCCCCTCGTGGCTCTTGGGTTCTCGACGGCATCTCGTCTACGACCAACTTCTCTGCCCCTACAGCCCCTGTTGTTTCTGTTGGTGATCCTCAGACGGTTTACGTCCAGTTTACGGTCTCCGAGCCTCTCCTCCTGTCGCCCTTCATCTTCGCTCATCCTAAGAGCAACAACCAGGGCTTCTACGGCATCCAGAATATGAACTTCGTTTTTAACATCGCCGACGGTAAGCGTGTCTGGCGATCGGCGAACGCCTACGGGCAGACGTGTGTTCCCTACTCCTTTTCCAATTCCCGCCTGATCTTCAACTTCCTCACCCCTCACCCTTCCGACTTAATGCCTTCACGCAACGTGGTTGGCTATTATGAACTACCTCGTTTTATCACGGCAAATAACCCTGCCTTCGGTGCTTATGGCTCTGCGACACAGTCTCAGGTTCTCCGCACGTCCAACATTCAGTTGAACCAGATCCCCGATAAACTCATCCTCTTCGTCCGCAAGTCGATGGCGGATCAGGGAGTCAACGACACCGACTCTTTCTTGTGTATCCAGAACGTCAGCATTAACTTTAACAACCAGTCTGGTATTCTCGCAAGTGCGACGACTCAGGATCTCTATCGCTACAGCGTAGAAAACGGTTGTAATTCCAGTTGGTATGAGTTTAGCGGATCGGCAAATCAGCATAGCGTCTCTGCCTCTGGTGGTCGTCGTCTGCCTACGTCTGGCTCGGTGCTTGTATTGGAGTTCGGTAAGGACATTCAGTTGGTCGAAGACTTCTACGCCCCTGGATCTCTCGGAAACTTCTCCCTACAGCTACAGGCAACGGTTCTCAACCAATCTGCGTCGGCGATTACGAACACCGAGTTCGTGCTTATTACGATGAACTCGGGTGTGTTCGTCAACGAACGTGGAACGTCCAGCACCTTTACTGGTATTCTCACCAAGTCCGACGTTCTCGATACGTCAAGCCAAGAGCCATACACTCGCTCCGACACCGATCGTATGGTTGGCGGTGGCTTCCTGGATACGCTCAAGTCTGTTGCGGGTAAGGTTCTTCCTAAGGTTGCTTCTCTTGCGAAGCCTCTTCTGGCGGGTATGGAGAACAAATACGCTAAGTTAGGGGCGGCAGGGCTTGACGCTCTCGGCTACGGACGTAGCGGTGGCGGTGGCTCTGGTGGTGGCGTTTCGGGTGGCGGTGGCTCTGGTGGTCGCCGTCATAGCAAACTCGATGATCGACTTATGTAAACTCTCCGAACATCAATTTAATATTTAGCAAAGTGAATAACATTCATTTTTCTAAAAATATTTTCTACCTACATAATATACAAAGATGTCTACCGCAGAACAGGCAACAACAACATCTGCTCTCTCCGCAACTGCGGCGGCACTTGTCGCAGGTTCTGGAAACGTCGTCTGCTCTGGTCTCTTCAACGGCATTAGCCGTATTATTGGTATTACACGCAAAACGTCGGGTGGAACTCCTGGAACGATCTCTATTCTGTCTACAACGGGTTCTGCGGCAGGTGCGGCACAGGCTACAACCGTTCAGTTGCGGTCATCTAACGCACTTGATACATCGGTTTACACCATTTGGTGGGTCAACGAAGTTGGTCCAGGGCTTCTTGCCGCCTAGTTTCGATTGTTCCAATCCTCTCTTACGGAATGTCCTTGGTGTAAGTTTGCTACGAAATCGATCCAAAGGTTAATATTATGCTGTGCCTCTGCCCGGACTATCATTAGTAGCTGTTGTTTAAACCCGCTATTTGGAAGCGAAAGAACATACATATAGGTTGCGAAGAGGTGTTGTATGTGTTGGTTCATATACTAAGGAATGTTAATTTTATTTAGATTTTAATGATCCAAATAAAATTAAATCTAACCCTATAATATAAATGCCCTACAACAATCCCTACAATCGAATGGTGGCGGACGACATAATGGCGTTGAATAAGAAATACATCGCCTACGAACAAGAGAAGAACGGCGGTCAACTCTCTGGAGGTTTTATGGGGGCTTTGGCGGGAATGATCCTTCCTCAGATTATGGGCGAAGTCGCTCATCGTGTAATTGGTAGTGGTATGAAGGGCGGGAACGGTTGCGACGTTATGGGAGAGATTCCGTCCGCTCAATATAAGTGCGGAGATGCCGATCGGTCGCCCTACGATTCCTCGTCTCATAATGGACCAACTATTGTCGAGGGTGGATCTGGGTTCGCTAGAGGCACATTCAGGGATACGGGCTTCGATCGTGTGTTAGGAGCGGGAAAGGGTGTAGGCAAGTATGTGAAGAAGTCAGACCCCGAGGCGGTCGGTCGTCGTAAGCGTCGCCCTCCTATGCCGAAGCATATGAAGGGGAAGGGGATCTGGGATGCTCTCAAGGGCATCTGGCGAATGATTACAGGTCAGGGCGACGAAGCCTCCCCAGCTCAGACTTCTGCCCCTTCTCAGCCTTCCCAGCCTTCTCCTAAGCCTTCTTATTCTCCTCCACCTCCTCCTAGTCGCCCCGCCCCTCCTAAAGAGGAATCTGCGGCATCACAATTGGCTAAAGAAGGTATTACGGACAAGAAGTCCTGGCGAAAATGGTCGGTTAAAAACCACCCCGATAAGGCATCTGGTGCGGCAGGATCACCTGCTTTTGAGGCGGCAAACGAGAAGTTCAAACGTTATAATGCCCTTGCGGGACAGATGGGCTATTCGGGCGGTCGTAAACGTAAGATGGCGGGAGGTTGCGGAGATTGTGAGGGCGACGGTAAGCCAAGCGGAATGGATCTTGTATCGAACGTTGCGGGAATGTTTGGTCTAGGGAAGTCTGGAGGTGGGCTTACAGGAACGGATAAGGCATATTTGAAGCGTCTGCGAACTAGACTCGAGGCAGGTAAGAAACTTACAAAGCGGGACGAGAAGAAATTAGGGGAACTCAAAGAAAAGGGGCATCTGGAGGGCGGATTTCTTCCAGGGCTTCTCGGATCAATCGCTATGCCGATCGTAAGTAGTCTATTAGGTAAAATAATGGGCGGATCATCTGCTACAACTCCTAAGCAAGTCATCTCTATGAGTGGCGGGGCTACGCTCGGATTACCTTCCGCCATAGCAGGTGGTAAACGCAGGGGACGCAAGTCCAAGATGGCGGGAGGTCTCGTTCCTGTAGCGAATATGAAAGCGTCCTATATGGCGGGATTCGGCAAATCTGGCGGTGCGAAAGGCAACCGTTCCGACATCGTTAAAAAGGTAATGGCGGATAAGGGGCTTAGTATGATCGAAGCATCGAAATATGTAAAGGCTCATAATCTGTATTAAATACACCGTTAATTTATTTCTACGTCTTAGTTATAGAATGGACTTACTAAGACGTAAACAGGTTGCCGAGGTTCTTGATGAAGACCGACGCATCAACGATCGTGTATTTAGCAGAGAGAAAACGCAGGTCAAGGAGTTCGACGAAGTCGTCAAGCCGAAGACAGGGCGTGATATAGATACTGAAGTCAAGTTCGATAAAGAGATCGAGAAAATGAACGGCGTTCTCGCATATAAATTGAGTGCCTTGGAGAACATTTTTAAGCCTTATGGGAAGAGCGTGGATGTAATGGCGAAGAATCAGGAGATCATTTTGAATACGAGCGACATTATAACAACGTTTAACGACCTTGCCCGAGCCATCAACGCACCATCCCTTGCGAACGACACTAAGGAAGCGTTAAAGGCGAAGGTTCAAGAAATTGCTACAAACGTAAACGCACTCGTGTATGGCTACAGGCAACTCCTCGAACAGGTCAACGGTCGTGGAGGCGAAACCGCCGAAGCAACAAAGGCTAGGCTAATCCCTCGTCTGATTACGGCATCGTCTGCCGTTGCGACTATTCAGAAGCAGTTGTTTAGTAGTAGTTATATCCCAATTACGTCATCAGAACTACAAACAACATACGCAAAGATCGTAGCATCGTTGCCCGAGCGTTTACGCACTTTTATTAAGGGTCTTGATTCTGCTCGTGATCTTAGCCGTCGACCGCTACAGGTGGGTTTGGAACGTGATGTCCTACAACGCAGAATCCGTATGCTTGAAGCAGACAGAGGACAACCTCTAAGCGTGGAGGAAATCGCACGTGTCCGCAACACGTTGTTTGGTGCTACAGAAAGCCGTGCCGATCCAGATCCCGCCGTTGCCGAAGAACTCCATCGTCAGGACCAACAGGAACTTGAGGACAGGACGGCGGCAAACTCGGTCGTCCAGGGTCTCCCTGAGCCTATTATTCCCGCTCCACGCTACAGCAACCTTGGCGAAGAGTTGAGACGTAGCATTATTGCCGAAGGCAATGAATCATATGAATCACAGGTTGCTGAAATTCAGAGGATTTTACGAACATACATAGACAAGTATAGACGACAACAAGCAGACATTATACCAGAAGACGTTATAAGGGCGGAGGTTGCGGGTCTGCTACGTCCCCTTCAGGCAACGATTATAGAAAATGCCTCCGCAAACGGCGAAGAATTAGATGAAGCCGATGTTGTCGCATCAATCCAAGACCGCTATGAAGCCCTACTAACTGCTAATCCACGCTCGAATGCCGCACGTCGCAATGCGTTCGCTAGGGCTATTGTCGCACTCGCCGACGAGTTTATTGACCGTTATAGCATTAAACTGCGTCGCAAAGCCGACGAACGGATCCAGCAGGGCTTGAATGTTCCTGTAATCGGCGAAGGTAAACCGCACCACGGCTTACAGTATGAGGAAGAGAAGCAGGAGAACATTCCCGCACCCCATTCGAGAATACACGACGAAGAACGCCCTGACCCTAGTTTTTTTAAGCGTAATCATACTAAGGGGCATCGTAGATTTTAAAAATCTTTTTTAATTATAGATGGATATAATAGAACCAAAGGCTCGACGAGATTTTGATGATGGTCTAAAGACCCTCATCAAGGCACTACGATTCAAAAAATACAAGATAGATTTAAAAGGATCGGCTTCGCTAGTCTCGCAGAAATACTATAGCGATTACGATCTATTTACAAACATAACGGACAAGCATACCGCACCCGAAGCCTTCCGAGAGTTTAGCAAGATATTAGCACGTGTTCTCGAGAAGCCCGACGTATACTTTATAGAATTAAAACTACAAACAGTCGACGGACATAAAACAAGATGGTATCCAGGCGAACGGTTCGAAGAGTCCCGCTTTGGATCGAAATGGGACGAAGTCGACTACGTTAAATTAGACGTTATAGCCTTTATACAGAACCGCTTTATCGAAGTATCTTGTCTATACGGATTCAACAACGCCGTGTTGACCCCTGCCGAATATATCGAAAAACTACGAGATGATATTACCGACCTTAAGAAAGAACATCGATACTATAAGATACTTAAACGTTTATTTAATATTTACAAAGCGGAAGGAAACAAGAAAAATCTTCTAACCCTTAATCGGGTCTTTAACAGCAACCTCGGCGAACTGTATCAACGGGCATCAAACCTTGAAGCAATAGAAAAAGTAAAAGAAGCCTATCCCGATCCCGAAACGGCTAAGCGTATCGCAGTAAACCTCGTTGACCTTAAAGAACCGGCTGGTGTAGCCATAAACCCTCTGATCCGCAAATATATGACGCAAATCAACAAAGAGGCACAGCTCATTTATAATAAAATGACTGCCTAGCGTAGAATGGTGAGCGTCTACAGCGTATATGATACAGAGGAACGCAAATGTATTCTATCTTATTCCGACAAGACTAAGGCAGACGACGTTAGAGTATACTTGAACCTTATGGAAGGCAGAGGGCGATTTAGTCTTATCGAGACACCGGCACTTATCTATATCCCGAGCATTACGGCACACGATGACCGAGTCCTCGATTCTAGATCTCTGAAATGGTCTTCCTTTAATTCATTCTGACTTAAAGAATTAAAACCTAATGTATATGTATAGAGATGACCGCCACAGCACCTTCCGATTTTCAAGTTCCCGAACCCGTTGTAGCCCTTGATCCTTACGAACATACGAAATACAATCAACGTGAATACAACCGACGCTTTATCGAGAAGAATGCCGAACGCATACACGCAAAGACGGTTTGCGACGTATGTTGCGGGACGTATACCTATTTTAACAAGTCAAAGCACCTAAAAAGTGCTAGACATATTCGATTGGTCGATCGGCTGAGAGAACCCGCTCCGCAGAATCCTCCCGGCTTTTAATCTTTTTGGGCTAAAACAAAAGACCCCGGACACAGCTACAATTCTTTAATTAAGTTATTACTTAAAGAATTATTATCTATTCTATAAGTATAAGATGCCTCTGCCCTTGACCTTAACCGCCTCCGAATGTAGCCTGAACGGTATTACCCTTTACGAGCCTATAGATGTAGCTGTTCTCGACAAACTTCTAACGTCAAGCCTTCTTAAAACAGTATCGTGGACGGCAGGAGGTATAACATACAAGAACGAGCGAGAACAGTTAAAACAGTATAAGAAACTTATACGCAACGGCAAGGCTGAGATTAACTATAACCGCCCGAAGGGAATGACGTTCGGTCGTTGTAATCCAGATAGAGCATTAGGTTTGTTTAGTATCCGCCGTGAAATACGACACACACTCGCAAAGAATACGTTTGTAGATATTGATATCGAAAACGCACATCCCGTTCTATTGTATCAGATCTGTAAGTCGAACGGCATCGAGTGCGACAACTTAGAACATTACGTCAACAATCGAGACGACACGCTCTTAGCGGTTATGGGTATGTATAACGTAAGCCGAGATCAAGCAAAGAAACTGTTTATCATACTACTCTACTTTGGGACATTCGAGAAATGGGCGTTAGATTGCGGTATAACGGTAGAACCGAGCCGAGACATTAAGAACTTCACGAAGGAAATCCAGGCGATCGGCAAAACGATTTTCGACAACAACAAGGCAATTTTTAGCCTTATCAAGCGTCGCAAGGTCGAGCAAAAGACGAAGGACTTTAACGAGATCGGCTCGACGGTGTCTTACTTCTTACAAGAATTAGAATGTCGAATCCTCGAGTCTGTGTATACGTATTGCGTCGGCAACCACTTGATAGAAAACAAGATCGCTGTATTATGTGCGGACGGTCTTATGATCGTCAAGGAAAAATACCGACCCGAACTTCTCACTATATTTGCCGATATGGTAAAAGAACGGTTCGGCTTTTCGTTGCGGTTTACGTGTAAAGAGATGAATCAGGACTTCCTTAGCATCTTGGACGCACACCAGCTCACGGAGTCGCAGATCTTAGCCGAGACGATGGGAGATTATAATACCACCCTAACGGTCAACGAAGAAGAAGACTTTTCAGTAGGTAAACTATCTGAGCTGTTCTTCCAAGACGTAGAACTGCTAGGCTCGGAGATCTACGTCGAAGAGTTCCATAATACAAAGTCGTTCAAATACTTCAACGCCTACCACGCTCATTTTTATATTCATAACCAAATACATAAACTCTATAAGAACCAGATTACCGCTTATAGCGATTTTAGCACGACCTTTGGACCGCTTCACCTTATGGTAGAGGGCGAAGACGGTAGAAAACGGCGTATGGACTTTACGAAGTTGTATAATGACTGCCGTCATAAGCGGTGTTTTTCTACCTTCGAGTTTCAACCCGACAACAAGATCAAGACCGACAAATACAATTTGTTTCAGGGCTTCCCCTACGAGACCGAAGACAATACCTCTTACGATCCTACTATCATACAGCCCGTTTTAGATCATATTCTCTATATATGTAATTCCCATAAACTCGCCTACGAGTATCTTCTCAACTGGTTGGCTCATATAATACAGAAACCGCACGTCAAGACAAAGGTTGCGATTGTCCTATATTCTGTAGTAGAAGGCGTAGGTAAGAACCTTCTTACCGAGATGTTCGAAGCCCTAATCGAAGGGTATACCGCCAAGTTTAGAGATACATCGGCGATTACCGATCGATTCAACGGCGAGATGATGGGAAAGTTGTTCGTAGTCGGCGACGAGATCAACGCAAGGGCAACCGAAGTAGCAAACGAACTCAAGGATATTATAACCCGCTTCGAAGAGAACGTCGAGTTCAAGGGCAAAGACAAGATCAAGATTCGAGACTACAAGAACTATTTTTTTACGACGAACAACGAGAACATTTTTAAGGTCAGTAATTCCGAGCGTCGCTACGAGTTTATCGAGTGTCCCGAAGAGAAGAAGGCAACGGCATACTACGAAGCCCTCTACGCCTTCAAGGAGGATAAGATGAAACTAAAACATCTCTTCAATTTTTTTAAGTCGAGAGATATTACAACGTTTCGACCGTCCGAGATCGTGATGACCGAATACAAGGAACGCCTAATCTTGAATAACCTTCCCGCCTACATTAAGTTCGTCAAGGAGAAATACGACTATATAAGTGGTAAGAGTATCGCTACATCTGAGCTGTTCTCGGACTCGGTAGAGTTCGCAAGAGCGAACCGTCTAACAAGCACGTATACCGAACGCTTCTTTATCATACACTTTAAAAAGGTGTTCGGGGACTATCAGAAACTAAACGGGCAACGGCAGAGTTGCTATTTCTTTCCAGAAGACGGCAAAGATGAGGTATTCGAATGTATTAAGAAGAATTACGTAGAGAATCCCTAGTCGTCTTCGTCGCCTAAGCACCAAATCATTTTATCGGTCATCGCAATTTGCGGGTAGTTCTTAAAGATCGTAGCCCAGCGACTCTTAGCCTTTTTGATCTTGGAAATATCTTCCTTATCTATTCCGATGTATTCCATCAGTAGATAATTAAGCCCCCGCTTAGATCCACTATGAGGAAAATAAGTAATCGAATTACATTCGTTCAACACCCTGCGTGTATCTTTCCCTGCCGTCGGCAAGTGGTTTGTAATAACGCACGACGTTTTGTAGTGGCGACCCGTCTCGAGGATCTGGTTCATAAGGTTGTAGACTTCTTCACGCCATTTCTTGTTAGAGATTACGTCGATGTCGTCGAATACGACACACGCATTCTCAAAGTCGGAAGCCGTCAACGGGTCGGTGATTAGTTTATCATCGATCTTAATCCGCTTCGGTCTAATCACATCGAGGCTTTCGTCATCTTTAAGTGCCGACAAAACGTAAACTTCGTTGTCTTTAAAACATCGCTTGTATGCCTTAATCCAATTAGCGGTATACGTAGACTTTCCAGAACCACTTGGTCCAGTAATGTAAAGTATTTCCCTTTCTCGATCGCAATCTGGAATCTGTTGGAACTTTGCGGCATCGGTTAGTTTAAGACTATTAAACGGCTTCTTAATGCTAGTGTCGTCTATCCCATCCGTATAGACCGAAATCACCTTATTGTTGTATTTACCGCCGTCAACCTTAGCGATATTACGTCCGATTTTATCAAAGTTCAAAGACATTTGCCTATATAATATATGTAGATAATTATTTTGAAATATCAGGAAGCACTCCGTCCATCGGGTCTTTTCGGTATTATTAGAAGATACTATAGTATCTTTTAATAACAACTCAATAAAAGAATTAAGGGCTAGATTTATTTACTGCGGATCTTCGCAATCGCAAGGCGTAGCTGTAGCGATTACAGCTCCTCGTATCGGCTCAGGATCTTCGTCGAAGTCGTCTACGCTCTCGTCGTCGCTGTCGTCTTCGTCTTCGTCTTCGTCTTCGTCGTCGCTGTCTCCTACTACGAGGTGGTTATAGTATACTAGACATTCCTCGCAAAAGTAGGCGTTATAGGAGTTCCCGCCGTCGCAGAGGCTATACTGAATACTACGGGACGTTTCATCTTCGCAACGGTCGCAAGGGTGCTGATTGACGGACATACTGCTTCTACTATACCTAGGCACTCTCTCTTTAAGCCGAAACAGACTAAAAGAAAGAGAGCAAAAAAGCCGTTAGTCTTTTACGACTAACGGCTAGTTCGGGTTCGTTATATTTGTTATATCTCGTAGTAGATCGTCGCTTAGTTTAATCCAATCTACCGATTCTAATACTACTGCTCGTAGACCGCTTACTTCGGCGTTCTCGATAGAGGCTAATAGAGCGAACGATTCTTCCCATAAACCGTCTTCCATATCGCTTAGAAGATCTATCCAATTATCTTGTTCGGCTACGCTTAGCGTAAGGTAAACGGCTAATAAACGCTCTTTTAACCAGTTCGTAATAGCGATAGACATCTAACGGGGGCTTATACTTAGGTAAAGCAGGTAGTCTTTAAGCCGAAACAGACTAAAAGAGAAGGGGGCGAAGGGGAAGAAGGCTGGGATTCCAAATTGGTTTTTAAAAAACGGCGATCGATAGGGGTTGAAATAGCCGACAGCGTCAGCAACTTAGGAATCTCTCCCTTCTTTCCCTTCTTTCCCTTCGGGTTAAAAGTTTGTATAACAAATACGGCACAAAAAACACGAAAAAAATCAAAAAGCCCGAAGGGGAGGTTTTGTTCTCCCTTCTTCCCCTTCGCCCTGGGGATGATCTGCCCGATCTTTTAGTCCTTCCGGACTCCGTCGATCCGACTGCCCGACCTTTTAATCCTTTTCGGCTTAAAGATTCTTTTCTTAGGTATAAGTATAAGAAGATGTCCGCCCCCACCTCCAGCCCTCAGCGTGTCGTAATTAACGGTATGACTACTACAGATGCTACTATTACCCTTACTCCCCACGAGTTCTACGTGGTCGTCCAAGCCCTCAAGGAAATCCGAGAAACTCATTCAACCGTATCGTATAACGGCGTATCTTACGATACTACCGCTAATATTGTATTAAATAAACTCAAGGAGAAGGCAACAAGTGCGATCACGCACCCTGTTGTAGTTCCTACACCGATTCCCGCCAACGAACGCAGATTTCTAACGATTACGCCACCCGCACCGATCCCTGTCCCTGTTATAGTTCATACACCGATTCCCGCACCTATACCATCGCCTACAGTCGCTACAGGTCTTATTGATTTCCGCCGATACAGCGATTCCGAGCGGAAGGCAATTCCGATGGAAAACCTTATGAAGGTAGGAGCAATTTTCGGAAGCACAAGCGTATACTCTCACGATAAGTTTAACCAAAACCTCTGGAAAATTACAAAGATTACCGCTAAATCAATTACTGGCGTTCGTATGGCGTTAGAACTGTATAGAACACCGCAAACACCTGCTATAATAATGGCGTCTATACCGAGCGGTATGACGGGGGAAGGTGGACGAGAAATTACAAAAGAAGATTTTGAGACTGGGAACTACAACGCACATCGTATAGTTAGATATGTGGCTGGACCATACTACCACGAGAGCCAGGGCAAACTAGAACGCAGTTGGCGTAAGGAAAGTATATCTCAGCACTACTTCTTTCACTATTACTACCCGCTTCGTGAAGACAAGTTGTTTATTGAACGCAATAGCATAAATGACTATTAAGCATAAAACCATATTATTAGACCGATTAGATTACAAAAAGTAATCTAATCGGTTTATTTGCGTTATAGATCTACCACAGGATGTTAATAGCCAGTTCGTTAGGGCTATACTTGCCTAACTTATGGATCTCGCTCATCCTACTGTGCGACTTCCTAAATACATTCCGCTTTACGTCGGCGAAGCCCTTAGGGATTTCGTTGTTTCGCTCGAGCCAACAGTAGATAATGTAATCGCCATACCCTACTCTGCCGAAATGCTTGATGCCCTCAGGGCTTTTATAGGTTAGTTTATGAACGCCATCGAGGGCGACCGTCAACGCAGAAGGATCATAGCCCTCACGTTTCGCCACTTTTCGAGCAATTCCGAGATACAGCCCAGGGGATAGACCTACCTCCTTTAATTGTGCTACAAAATCTCCCTTCTTCGCTCCGCCCTCTATATGATTTGTATAAGGCGGATAAGGCGTTGAGGGATTAGGGGTCATCTTACGGGGCGTAATTTGGTCGTTTCGAAGGTAGAGTCCATAGTCGTCTACGTCCTTCGTCAAATGAAGATCGGGCTTCATTTTAGGCTTTAAGTCCTTAAAATGTGTGTAGTCAACGTAGTGGTGCGGTCGGTGAAAGCGTGTTCGAACCTCGGCAACGTCTGGATGCTGGTCCACTAGGCTCTGTGCCTTGCGTAAGAGTGCGTCTTTCTCGGCATAAATGCTGTTAGTATTCCCTCCCTTTGTGCTAAGCGTCGCCAACTTATCGGCAACAAACGCATTAAAAAGGATCGTAGGAAATCCCGCCTTCAAACATCGTAGCGAGAGATCGGTGTCCTCGTTGTAGCGACCCCGCCATTCGAACGGTATATCGTTGTTAATCAGGATAGACGAGTAAACCCTAGTGTTATAGAATACAGGCTTGTTGTTATTGATCGATGTAAGAAACATACTATAATGATGCCCTGAGAGCATTACGTTGCTGTAGCGGTCGGTATAGTCCTCGACGACCCGAAATGCCGCACCGCTTTTAACTATAACACGTTCACCCTTGTTCCATCTCTTGTATGACTTAATGTTGTCGTCTAAGATCCAGTGGCGTTTATCGCCGTTTGCCTTCGAATGGTCCATCACAAAATTACGAGCAGGTATACTACCTTGATTTTTATTCAAATACTTTTCGGGAAGCGTTAGAATATGCTTAGCGTCGATCACGGAGTTGTAGTCGTTGTATTCCTGCGGTTCTACCACGATCTTGTAGTCCAAGCCGACCCATTCGAGCCACTTCACGGTATGTCGTTTCTCCCATCGACCCTTAGAGATTACATAGATCGGATACTTCGGAGTCGTCTTCAGAATGTCGTCGGAGGCGTAGACCCATCCATTATGCTCGTAGAGGCTATTAATACGCTCTGGAAACCAGATCGAATCGGTGCTAGACGTGATCTTCTGCTTTATAGCTGTGCCGAGCGACGCTCGGAACTCTTCCGCCTTATCCCATTTAGAATTGTATACGATCGTAAAATACGGGCTATTTTTCAGTTCGCTGTTTGGCTCGTAGGTCGGCATATCAAACCAATCACAATCTTCTGTGAGAACATCACTCACAAAGATCTTTTTAGGTTTTACCTCTAATACACGCTTAGCGTGGTCGACAGCTACAAGCGGAGTAAGGCTTTTCTCGAGGTGCTTTAGGAACAGCTCAAGCCCGTCTTTCGAGGTAATATGGATAGTAATGCGTTTACCATCTTCCTTTGTAGGTGTCGCAACTCGTATTTCAAAAAACGAGGACGACAGCTCAACCGATGCTTTTGCCGGGACTCCTGCCCCCTCTTTAGACCCCTGCTCTGAAATGATGATCGCCTTCATCTGCTTTGTCGCCTGGCGTTTGCTTAGGGGCTTGTTGCTAAAGCATTTCGTCGGCTCGTCGCTCTTACAGACCCTATAACCCGTTTCGAATGGTATAATCTCATAAGGCATCTATGTTATACATTTATATGAGATAATTTTCTAACGACACATACATTCGATAGACCCACCAGAGAGTTTACAACCGCAATCACCTGATCCCGCACAGGCACAACGAGCCTTGCCTCCGCTCCTACTACAATAGCACTTCGACCCGCCCTTCAAAACTTTCGCCAATTCTTTCGATTGATCCTTGGCTTCGGCACGTAGACCAGATGGTTTACCGCTCTTCAACACCTTAATAAGGTTCGTATGCTCTTTAACAAACGCCTTCTTGGAGATCGATATTCCGCCCGTTTTCTTCTTATCTTCACGATCTGCCCTCTGAGCGAACCGTAAATTATCTACTTCTTTATTAAACCAGGCTGTAATTAGTTCCGAATACTTCCATATAGCCTCTTTCTCCTCTACCGAGTATTTAGGTTCATCTTTAACCTTCTTCCCGTGTGCCTGTCGAAACGTCCTCCAACTAAATCCTTGTGCTTTTAATTCAGGGGGTGCGGCAGAATCTGCGTCTTGTATTACTTTTGTTATTTCTTCTTCTACTTCGTCTAAATAGCCAAAGGCGACCCTTAAAAACGCCTTATCGCCGAGCGTTTGAAACTGCTTGATCGTCTGCTCGATTAAATATTCGCCACTCATCGTTGGATATTTGAAACACAATTGCGTATAGAATGACGACCAAACTTGACAAAGCCCGTCGTATAACATCTCTTTCCTCGCTTTCTTGTCTGGGAATACGTCCCTCGATTCTTTCCCCTCATACGACTGAAATCCTCTGCGATACGCCTTGTGTATTTCGCTAGGTGGTAAATATTTAAACGTAGGCAACCCCTCGGCAGACACTATATCGCCGAGTTTAAAAGGGGTAAGCCCACGTTTTTTGTCGGCTTTATTTGCCTTCGTTGTAAAAAACTCAACGACTGCGTCATCGATACGCTTATTACGTTTTTCGTTTACGTCGTGCTTTTTATCAAACCCGCCCCTTTGCCCGTGTGGTTCAAATCGTTCGAGTTGGTTAAGATCGACACGATAAATTAAAACCCCTGCGTGATGACCTCCCTCGGTCAACCTAACGCCTATAGGAAGGACAATTAATTTCGTGCCTCTCTCTATACAGTGCTTAAACTCTTGATAAAATGTGTAGGGAACTTCTGGCTGTGATACGTTATAACGGTGTGATTTTTGGTTATAGAACTTTAAACCACCATAAGCGATGCCGTGGTTGAATCCCACGAGTAAACAGTCGTGTTTATACTTACGCAAAAGCGTTAATAGAAGTATCGGCTGAACGATACTATCGGCGTAATATGCGACCCGATCTTTATCTTTCTTATCGCCTCTTTTAGCCAACGTTGTTAAAAACGAATGTATATCACCAGGTAAAGGATCAAAAAGAGGATCGACCGAGTCTTTATCTTCCGCTTTCATCGCATCTTCTTCTGCTTTGCGTTTCATCTCTTCTTCCGCCTTGCGTTTCGCCTCTTCTTCTTTCGCCCTTAGTTCGCTTAGTTGACGCTCTGCGTCTGCTTTCGCCTTCTTCTCCTTGCGATCGAGAACGGCTTGTTGTAAAAACCCCTTAATTTTCTTCTCTGCCTCTGCCTTCTCCTTGCGTTCACGAGTAGACAGAATAACGCCCTTCAAAAACTTGCCGACTTTATTCTTCTTTACCATTTCGTCGAGTTTCTTGAGAACCGCCGTGCGATCAATAGGGGGAGGTGGTGGTGGTAATTCATCGGCAGGAATATGAGGAGGGCTTATACGCTTACCGTTCAGATCACTAATAATAAGTGTTGGTCCAGTATTACCCCCTCCCCCATCCTCGTATATTATAACATTACCGCTGTCCTTTGGAAACTGGAATCCAGAGCGACTCGACGAACGGCTGGATCTACTGGACCTACTCGACGAACGGCTCGACGAACGGCTCGACGAACGGCTCGACGAACGGCTCGACGAACGGCTCGACTTTGGGGAAGACGGCGGAGAAGGTGGAGGGGTAGGAGGTTTCGGTGGTATAGACTCGTCGCCAATTATTGCCTTTGCTTCCTTACTCTTCGCCCACTTCGGAAACAGTTGCTGTATAAGCATTAACTCGACGGGCTTCTCCTTTAGCGTCTTCTTTACAAACTCGTAGAAACTTTGCGTCGCCTTGTCCGATCTAATCTTAGAATAGGACGTTTTAACGTCGTCTAGAACGGCATCGTCTGCCTTTCCGCTCCCGTGTATAATAACGTTGCCTTCGTCCTTCTTGTGCTTCTCGGCGTAGCGTTTACGATCGTATTCCCGCTTCTTTGCCTTTCGCTCCTCTTCGGTCATCTTCTTACGCCCTGTTGTAGCTGTTCCCTTCTCGGCTTCCAATAACGCCTTGGCTTCTTTCGTCTTCGCCCATTTTGGAAACAGTTTTTGTATGATCTCGAGTTCGACGGGCTTCTCCTTCAGGCTTTTCTTGACGTATTCAAAAAAACTCTTTGTTGCCGCAGGGCTGTTAAGTCGCTTATATTCGCTCTCTACGTCCGCTAATAACGGCTCTTCCGACTTGCCCTGACCCGAGATCTTATTAAACACCGCTCCTGTATCTGTGGCGACATTTGCGACCTTACTCACATAGCCAGGCAGTTCTTTTACTAGTTCCGAAAGATCTTGAAATAAAAACTTCTCAGCGTCTTTGCTATATAGGTCAACCGCCTCTAAACAATACTTGATGAAGAACTGACAATTATTGTTAAAAGCGTCATACGCAAAGAAGGTGCGATCTCCTACAGATTCACGGGCTTTCTGTAGCATTTCGTCAACGGTAAAATGTCGCTCCCCGAGAGGAACAACTTCCGTTTCGGTCGTGCTGTAAGTCTTATAGTTAGTGCTAATGTTAATGACTTCGTTCTTCTCTATAATGACGTTCTTTCCGCCAACGTTCGCAACAAGGGCAAGATGAAATAGTTTATCGAACCCGTATTTCTTACGTAGTTCGTCCCACTTACCGAGGCTCACAAAGTTCAGGGCGGTGTTTATCATACCACCGATAGGTGTTCGATATAGCATAAGCGATTTAACGGTTCGTTTTCCATATTCATCTATCGTAGCCTGTGATCCGTTATTAAAACTGTCGAGGCGGGGCTTAAAGGCTTCCGACGCATCGATCCCTACCGACTTCAATTTTTCCGTCGCTCCTGAAATATATGCCTTAATACGCTCGTATTGTTTCTTGAAATAGTCGAACATTCCCGCACCCTCTAACCCCTCTTTAATCTCGCCTAATACGATCGATACGTTGTCGTTTATGACCTTCGTTCGAAACGATCGAGGAACGAACTTCGTTTTCGCTATGTGGCGGAATCGATATGTGTCGTTGGTTTCTCGAACAAACTTATGACGCTTACTTCCCATTATGTCCCACGCAATCCGTTGAGCCTCCGCTTTCGGTATACGTTTTTTAATAATGATTGCGTGGAGGGCATATTTTCCATTCGGTATTTCCATTATATAATAACGGAAGAAAATAAAAAATCCACGTTTCATTTCGCTGTAATCATTCGTGCTACGATCTGATCGTAGGATTCACTTGTTTCGCTCTTCAGTTTCTTCATCATCTTGTAATACCCTTCTAGATCTTTGTCGTTCTCTACGAGGTTAATAATTCGCCAGACACAATGTCGCCCACAAGTGCTTACATCTTCGCTTTCTGTTTGGTATTTAAACGGGCTATAGATGACGTTATAACGGCTTAGATCAAACAAATGCGTAAGCCAGGGTCGGGCTTGGTTTAGTTTTAACCGTCTCGCCATATCGACCCACGCCAATTGGCTGTCGGGATATCCGCCATAACTATCAAAGAACTCTACCGTGTCGCCATACTTACTCACGCAGACCCAGTGTCCCTTATTGACGCTGTCTTCGTAAAGAATAAAACAATAATCAACCTCTTTCGGAAGCAGGTGATCGATAGAAGAATACTGCTGTAGATCTCCATATCGCATTATCTTAGCATTTGGAAAATATAGATGTATGTCGTCGTCGCCCATCGGCTCTTCGACAAGTTCGTCTAATTTCTGTTGAGTATCGCTCATATTCTATTATGTAGATTTATTTATTTTCTTACTACACAATATAGAATGAGTTGGAACGTTTCAGCCCAGATTAACAACCTTGCCGCAATCGTTAGGACTATTCAAAATACAGGGTTGACGAATCCGCTCGTAGCGAACGTAAACGCCGATGGCTATGGCTTTCAGAATCTTTCACAAGTAAGTGGGAAGGCGGGAGGTGTTCTGAATATTAACGCCGACGCTTCGCTTGGTGTAGCTGTAAATGCCCCTCTTAAAACCGGTAATTATGCTATTACAACGCCTACGATTACAGCACAGGCAGGGAATCCCTTGACTATAAACTCAAACGATACAAAGGGAGACGGTCTCGTCATTAATTCTCAGGCTACGATTACTACAGCTCAAACAGGCGAGAACGCCCTTGTTGTTTCCAATTCTTCCGCTCCGACGAATGCTTTTGTAGTAGACACAGAAGGCAACGTTATTATAAAAGGCGATCCCGATGGTCCAGCACCTACTAGCGATCTAACCGTAAACGGAGCGGTTAGTATATCGAAAGGTCTAACGGTTGCTACGTCTATTACAGCGGGAACTATTAACTACACGACACTAAACCCTGTTCCTATCAGCAATCCGTCGCCCCTATCAACAACACTAAATTGTGCGAATAACCTCCTGACGAATGTAGGAAAAACTGCCGCAGACGCTACTTGTGCCTTGCCGATCGGTCAGACACAGACCGTATCGTCGCTTTACGGCATTTTACCCTTTGCCGGTTCAGGGTTAATTAACTACACGCTTCCTTATGGGATCGGAGCGTTCCCGACGACGGCAAACGTCCTAACAAACTACCCTCTTATTTTCCCTCAGATGATCGGCAACCCTACAGGAGGAACACCTGCTTCTTGGTGGGCTACGCCAAACTACGTTTTGCCTGGTCCAGCAAAACTCGATTTCACGTTTGGCTTCTACGCCTTCCCGCAAGATCTAACTTGGGCTACAAACGTTCAAGGCGTTATGGCGTGTATTACGTTGGTTCAGGGCAGTCTAGGGTCTGGTGCTATTTCATCTATTCTTGGAAGTGCGATCATACCGATGAACTACATCGCTGTAAATGCGGCAACGTCTGGGATTTCTGCGATTACGGGAAGCGGAACGATGGTCGTTGGTCCTATGACTCTAAACCAGTCGTTTAGTGCTACAAACACATCGCCTATTTTTATAGTTCAGTTATACCAGGCAAACGCTGATTTTAACCTCGGCAATTCTGTTGCCGTTCAGTTGTCTGTATCTCAGGGTGCGTCTACCGCTGTTCCTCCCCAGTTAGTTGGTGGATCGTGTATTACTACAATTTTACCGAATGGAGGAGCGGGTTATTAAAATATTCATACCTATAAGAAAATGAGCGATACGTCAACGGGGACGCAAATTGTCTCGTGGGTGAGCCTTGGTCTCGGTATTATTGGTTTACTTATCGGTGCTATAAATCACAAATCAATAAGATCTCGTTGTTGCGGAAGGGAGGCGACCATTTCGCTAGACATCGATAATACGACACCAAAAGGAACTAAGGTAGAGGCATTAACCGCAGAAAAAAAAGAAACAGTAGTATAATTTAAGGGGGTAAGTTTACGCATATGTGAGCGTGTAATTCTGAGAGTCGTTGTCGCCCCTGTATCCCATCGCCAAAACTTGGAAGTCAAGGGCGGGTTGCGGTGCTTGAGGTGCGTTAGGGGACTGCGTGGTCTTGAAATAGATCGAAGCGACTTCGACATCGGCTTGATCGGCATAGGGAGAACTACCTCCGTATGCGGGTTGCGTGGCGTTCTGTGAATATTGGACGGCGTTAAGGGGGAAATGCTGGTATTCGGGGTAGATGTCGTAAGGATCACGACACGCATAGGCAACCTCTGATTGACTCGGAAACATACCATTCGAGACTTGAAACGATCCAGAAATATTAGGAAGCATTTTAGGGTATTTGTCTTCTATGTAGAGGAGGTAGGTAAACCCCCCAACGGCTCTCGGCATAGCCGTTGTTAGATTCGCCCCTGCGTTAAATTGAACCGCAGAGCCTCCTGCGACGGCGTAAGATGGTAGAGAATACGCCCATCGTCCCGTATAGTTGTTAGTAGTATTACCGCCAAATTGGTATGCGTAGGATTCTACAGTAAGTGAAAAATAGCCCTGCTGTGCTATGTCGTTATTGAACTTCACTAACGCCCATACCGCATTCAGGTTCTTCTTGCGAATAGCTGTTGCTGGTGTAATTGTCGGGGGGATCGCACTTGCTCCCTGAGGCAGAGGCAGACTGTAGAGTGCGTTAAGCGGATACCAGCTAATGTTCGTTCCGTAGGTCGAGGAAAGGGACGCATAACCCGTAGTTCCTGTAATAGCCACGCCGTTATATACAGCGGAAGACCCGATCGCAACAGGGGCAGTAAACCCTATAGCCGTCCAATTAGTGTTGCCGACTACGTTCACCGTGTATGCCGTCCCGCTTACCATAGAAAGTGGTCCAGCAAGAAAGGAGGTTGCTTTCGCCATTCTCCAACCTCCTGCCGTTCCTGTAGGAGCGATAGGGGCGAGGGACAGCGAGTCAGAAAGTGGGACGTAGGCATTTCCCGTTGGACCAAGAACCGACCAAGAAAGATCAATCGTTGATACACCCGCAACAGAAACCACTTCAATTTTATTGGCTAAAGGTGTCGAGAATGGACCAGTAGCACCCGTTGGACCAATATCACCAGTAGCACCCGTTGGACCAATATCTCCTGTAGCACCTGTAGCACCGTCCGCACCCGTTGGACCAATATCACCAGTAGCACCCGTTGGACCAATATCTCCTGTAGCACCTGTAGCACCGTCCGCACCCGTTGGACCAATATCTCCTGTAGCACCTGTAGCACCGTCCGCACCCGTTGGACCAATATCACCTGTAGCACCTGTAGCACCGTCCGCACCCGTTGGACCAATATCACCTGTAGCACCTGTAGCACCGTCCGCACCTGTAGCACCCTGTGAACCAGCAGTATAAACATAGAATGTTGTCGCTACACCGTTAGTAAACGGGACACCGATCGGTATAGGATGAGGGAACGAATAGTAGTTGCTTATCTGCGTATAGGTTGTTAAGTAGAATGTATTACTTACAGCACCCTGTGAAACAGATACTACCGCAGGTAGTCCAGCATCTAACAGGCTTAGAATACTATTCAAAAATGTCTGTTGAGCGGGGTCGTTCCCTATGAGAAGCCCACCAGAGAACGAAAGCGTCCATTCGACGCTCCCCAACGGCGGAGCGTCGTTATTGTAGGCAAACGACCCGTATCCGATGTATCCCGCCGATCCAGTAGCACCCGTTGGACCAATATCTCCTGTAGCACCTGTAGCACCGTCCGCCCCAGAAGATCCAGTAGCACCTGTAGCACCGTCTGCTCCTGTTGGTCCAACGCTTCCCTGAGATCCAAGCGGGGAGGCATCTGTAGCGAAGAATATGATGCGGTCGCCACCCGTAAACGGTAGAGGTGTTATTACTGTATCTATGATTGGAATATACCAATAGGGAGAAGAACCGCCGTCAACATAGGGTGCGGCAATCGCATAGGTAATGGTTGCCTGTGTCGTAGGACAATATAATGTAATTGCTGTAGGTTGTCCTGCGAGATATTGGAGATACGAGGCAATACCTGGATCAGACCCGCCTCCCGTTATATCTACCACGATCTCCGTTCCTCCTTCGAATGGTGGAAGTGTAAACTCCCCTGCCCCTGGAATCTCGCCGACGGCTTCGTATGTAGAATAGAAGAACGCCCCTACGCCATTCACTCCTGGTGTCCCAGGCGATCCTGTAGCACCTGTAGCACCTGTAGCACCTGTAGCACC